ATGATGATGGAGTATGCCACACCCATACTCATACTCACTATGGTAAGGATGCTGGTCACCATGGTAGATGGTTCATGCATGGTCTATACTCAGGGACATATCCTAAGTATGAAGATTATTGGTATCCTGGTTGGTATCCTGGTCCAGAGTGGCAAATTCACATTCACTAATTAATTATGAAATCTTTGAAAACTCCTCTTCGTTATCCTGGTGGCAAATCACGTGCCCTAACAAAAATTATTCCTCATATCCCAGACTTATCTGAATATCAAGAATATAGGGAACCATTTCTTGGTGGTGGTTCAGTAGCAATTCATATTACTAAGATGTATCCAGATTTGAATATTTGGGTAAATGATTTCTACACACCCTTGACTAACTTTTGGCAACAATTGCAAGAGAAGGGAGATGAGATGAGAGACTTTCTTGGTTCTCTTAAAAGATTTCATAATAATCCTGACAAGTGTAAGTTACTGTTCAACTCATCAAAGGGTCATATCAATGATGAAAGTGTCAGTGATTTTGCAAAGGCTTGTGCCTTCTACATTGTAAATAAGTGTTCTTTCTCTGGTCTTACTGAGTCATCTTCTTTCTCTAAGATGGCATCAGAAAACAACTTTACTCAAAGAGGTATTGATAGACTTCCAGGTTTTCAAAAGATTATTGCAAACTGGAACATTACAAACTTGTCTTATGAAGAACTATTAGATGAATCTTCAGAGAGGAGATCATTCATTTATCTTGACCCTCCCTATGCAATCAAGGATAGTTTGTATGGAAAAAAAGGAAACATGCATAAAGGATTCAACCATGACACTTTTTCTCGTGATTGCTCTGATTGTAGTATCGATATGCTTATCTCCTACAACTCAGGACAATTAGTAAAACATAGATTCCAAGAATGGAATATGGCAGAGTTTGATCATACATATACTCTCAGATCTGTTGGTAAATATATGAGAGAGCAGAAAGAAAGAAAAGAACTTCTTCTTATGAATTATGGTAAGAAGGCAAAGGTTCAACTATCATTTGAAAGTTGTTATAATTTTTCTAAGTTGAAGAATGAGGGTATGATAGATTGAAAAAATTATGGAGACTGTGGAAGTACACTCTAGGTAGTTTCTCTGATGTCAAAACAAAAAGATATGATAATAGTGTTGCTATTCTTCGTAGCATTATATTCTTTACTTATTTGGCGACTAACTGTTTTATTGTTGCAGGGGTGATTAGACACTGGAACTAAAATTTTATTTAAAAATACAATGAACTTTTTTGCAAAACTTGATTCATATGAAGAGTATCTTCAGAAAAATCCTTTCCATAAATTATTGAATATTGATTTAAATGAATATGGTCAGGTTCAGAAAAAATTAGAACATTCAACTTTTCGTTCTGTTGATCCTAATCTAAAAGAAGCATTTGCTCCAGAACTTGATGATCTGGTTAGACTGCATTACTTAGTCACATCTAGAAATGTAACTACAATTCTAGAATTTGGAGTTGGCAAGAGTTCAATTGTATTTGACCATGCACTGAATCTAAACAAGCAGAGGTGTTCTGCTTTTGTTGAAAAAAATTTAAGGAGAAGTAATCCATTCCAATGTTTTTCTGTAGACAATAATAGAGAGTGGATTGAAGTATGTAAAAATACTGCAAAAACAAACCATATTAACTATCATTATTCTTTGTGCTCTGTCTCTACTTTCAATGAAAGAGTTTGTACATATTTTGAAGACTTGCCTAATATTTGTCCTGACCTAATTTACTTAGATGGTCCAGACCAATTTTCACCTGTTGGTGATGTAAGAGGAATTAATACAAATCATCCTGATAGACTGCCTATGTCTGCTGATGTTCTTGCAATAGAGCATTTCTTATTGCCAGGCACTCTTATTGTTGTTGATGGTAGAACTGCTAATGCTAGATTTCTTAAGTCTAACTTGCAAAGGAATTGGTCTCACTATCATGAAGAAGTGTTTGATCAACACTACTTTGAACTAGTAGAAACACCACTTGGAGTTTATAATAAAAAACAAATTGATTATTGTTTAGGTAGTGATTTTTATCAGAGAATTAAATAATGGAACTGAAAGACTGGTTGAATTCTATCAACTTCACAAAGGAAGACCTGAGTGAACACATCAAAGAGTATCCACCATATATTATTAATAGATGTCTGTCTGGACATTTAGATTGTGTTTTATTTGCTAATGAAATGAACAAGTATCATTTCTTAGATAAAGACATGCAATTTAACTTTTATATAAATATCTTGAGAAAGAGAAAGAGATTTTCTCCTTGGGTTCGCAAAGAAAAGGTCTCAGATCTAGAGTTTGTCAAATCTTATTATGGTTATAATAATGAGAAAGCATCTCAGGCACTGAAAATCTTATCAAAAGAACAACTGGATTACATTAAACAAAAACTTGACACTGGTGGTAAAAGATGACTCAGACTGCAGAACCTCAGGTTCATTGGTCACAGGACAAAATGATTGAAATTGTCCTCAATGAACCAGATGATTTCCTTAAGGTGAGAGAGACTTTAACAAGAATTGGTGTTGCTTCTCGCAAAGAAAAGAAACTTTATCAATCTTGCCATATTCTCCACAAACAAGGTAAATATTACATAGTGCATTTTAAGGAGCTTTTTGCTCTTGATGGTAAGTACGCTAACATTACTGTTAACGACGTTCAGCGTAGGAATCGTATTACTCGCCTTCTTGCTGATTGGGGTCTCATTAGTGTGGTAAAGGAAGATTCAATCATGGACATTGCTCCATTGAATCAGATCAAAGTCCTGCCATACAGGGATAAGAACGAGTGGACTCTAGAGCAGAAGTATAATATTGGCAAAAAGGGAAAACCACAAGAGGAAGGGTAAACCCTACTTACATTTTTTTGATAGTATGTTATAAATATGTGTGGATGCCAAATGGGTCCACACAACTAAACTTGCTATCTAAGGAGTTTTTCAAATGGGTAACCTAACGAAGTATGGTGCTGCAGATTTGAACCAGTTAATGGAGAGAATCAATAGACACAGCATTGGAATGGATGATTATTTTGATAGAATCTTAAAAGCACAAGCAGCAAATTATCCCCCATATAATCTTTTTCAACTGAGCAATACAGAATCACATTTAGAAGTTGCTCTTGCAGGATTTAAAAAGGAAGAAGTAAGTGTTTACACAGAATATGGTAAACTCATTATTGAGGGCAAAAAAGAAAATAAAAAGAAAGAGGAAGATACTTACATCCTCCACCAAGGTTTGGCTCAACGGAGTTTTAATCGTAGTTGGACAATCTCAGACGACACGGAAGTTAGATCAGTTACTTTTGAGGATGGGCTTCTAACTGTTATCTTAACTAAAATTGTTCCAGAACATCATGCAAGAAAGAACTGGATCTGAGCATCATCCAAATGGTGAAGACTCTATACCCACTTGGTTGTGGATTGGTAGTGTAGGGTTATTAGTCTTTACTATAATTTGTTTCTTGATTATGTTGGCAGGAATGCTATAAATAAAGTGTATCGTCGCTGCCTATGGGCAAAGGGGGAACTGGCAAAATCCAGTTGACACCCCCTTTTTTATCGCCTATAATATGGGGAGAGAAATCCTTTATCATGGACCAGTACAAAATCAGAATTGCTGATGCCCTTGAAAGGATAGCAACTGCATTGGAGAGTGGAACCATAACAATAAATATGGTGCATGGTCACATTGAGAATATTGATCATGCCCATATTGATGATGGTGAACTTGACATACACACTAAATCCTTCTGATCAAAACAACTAATGGAAAATCTTAAAGTATTGGTTATGGAGAACTTAGTGCTTCTCTCACAAATTGATGAGGTAGCAGGTGAATTAGGTTCCCCTGATTGTAAACTTACTGAACCTATGGTTCTTGGAGAGCAGGATACCCTTTCTCCATGGTTGGTAGGAATTACAACACAGAATGTCTTTATGATTCATTCTGATAAAATCTTGACTATTGCAACCCCCAATAGTAAACTGACTGAAAGGTACGAAAGTCTGGTGAAGGAATGAGGTTCTACACAAATGTGCAGATGGTTGGTAACAACTTTCTTGTTCGTGGTTATGAAGATGGCCAGAGAAAGATTTACAAGGAAGCATACCAACCAACTCTCTTTGTTAAATCAAAGAAAGAATCTAAGTGGAAGACTCTAGAGGGTGAGTCTGTAGAACCTATTCAACCAGGAACTATTAGAGATTGTAGAGAGTTCTACAAGAAATATGATGGTGTAGATGGATTCCCCATCTATGGCAATGAAAGGTATGTCTATCAGTATATCTCTGATAAGTATCCAGAGGAAGAGATTAAATTTGATATCTCAAAGATTTCTCTGGTAACAATGGACATTGAGGTTCAGGCAGAGGAAGGATTTCCTGACCCTGAATCTTGTTCTGAAGAGATGCTGACTATCTCTATCCAGGATAATTCTACAAAGCAGATTATCACTTGGGGTAGAAAAGAATATACTCCTACTCAAAAGAATGTAACCTATCATCACCATGAAGATGAGGTTGGAATGCTTAATGCATTCCTGTATTGGTGGTCAAACAACACTCCTGATGTCATTACAGGATGGAATGTGAGGTTGTATGATATCCCATACCTGTGTGGGAGAATCAGTAGAATTATGGGTGATAAGAAGATGAAACTTCTTTCACCATGGGGTCTTGTATCTCAAGATGAGGCATACATTTCTGGTAGGAAGTTTAATGTTTATGACATTGCAGGACTAACTACACTTGATTATCTTGAACTATACAAGAAGTTCACATACAAGGCACAAGAGTCATATAGACTGGATTATATTGCCCAAGTAGAACTTGGACAGAAGAAACTTGATCACAGTGAGTTCAATACTTTTAAAGATTTTTACAGAGGTAATTGGAAGAAGTTTGTAGACTACAACATCATTGACGTGGAACTTGTTGACCGCTTGGAAGACAAGATGA